CGGTGCCTTCTGTTAAGTCAGCTGGAATACGAGACTCGTTGCGTCCATTTTCAAAAGGAAAGCTAAGAATATATGAATTACCAAGAGCCGGAGCGCATTATGTATGTGGTGCTGATCCCGCTCAAGGTGGGCCAGATTCAGACGATAGTGCATTTGTCATATTTCGATTGGAACCTAGCACCGGACAACTTATCGAAGTATGTTCTTACAACGATAAGATCGAAGCTACTGAGTTCGCAGGTTTGCTCTATCTTATCTGCAATTTCTACAACAAGGCTCTGCTCGGAATTGAGCGAAATGATAAAGCAGGATTTGCAGTATTAGAAATACTACGCAAAGAAACTCGTTATTCTCGTTTGTATTGGGCTAAAGACCCATTGAGCTACAAACGACCAGTAGGATCAAGAGTAAGATGGGGATGGCTAACAGATGAAGCTAATCGCCAGATCATGGTGAAAGACGGGATAACTTGGTTTAGGAAAGAGAAGATATTCATTCGTTCAAAAGAAATTCTTGAACAAATGGATACATTCGTTGAGAATCCAAAGACAGGTAAGATTGCTGCTAGTGCTGGCAATCATGATGATCTGGTAATGGCTACATTGATTGCTGGTCAATTATCGAAACAAGTACACATTCACGAAGACGTATCAAAGAAGAAAATTGAATACGGTACTCTTGAATGGTTTATGCGAATGTCTGAAATAAAGAGAGGAAAAATATATGGACAAAAAGCAGGAAAACCAAGAGACTTCTACAAAGGCAGTGGAGCAAGAAGGAAGCTGTCAAGAAACGCAAGAAGATATGCAATCGCAGCTTGATGTTGCTCCAAGGATAAATTTGAGAGATAGAGCCGCTCAGGTTGCTTTAAACTTTGCAGGACAAACCATTAGTAGTTATGACGGGACTTATAATCTTTTGATTGATTGCATATATGATGCGTTGTTGGAAGTTGCTCGATCTAAAAATATGGTAGTCGAGAAAGTTTATTTTAGACCAACAGAGCAATCACCGTTTACTGTTTGTGGTCTTTGTCCTGAATTGCCCAGACGAGAAATGTATTTAGGTTTAGATATTGAGAATAATTGTATAATGCACCCAGGTGCAGAAATGCGTTATGCTACTTGGTATGAGAGGGCGAATTATCTTGGATGGATATTGGATGCCAAAATTAGGACAGAAACACAAACAGAAAACGATTGAGAGAATGAAATTTGCTGCTAGGATGTTAGCCAGGAAAAGAATGTGGAAGAAGCAGCAGAAGAAGTAATAGCAATTTAACCCTCCTCGTTTAACCGGGTTAAAATTTTATTCCGAAGCGAACGAAGTGAGCTGAGGATTATGAACGAGCGTAGGGAGTAAAGATGAGTACATCGAAATCTTCGCAGTTAGTTAGCGCATACTGGAGTGAACCAGAAGAGAAATCAGGTGAGATAGCTTGGCATATGTGGTGGGCACGTATTCGTGCTTGCCAGCGTTATAGAAGCGAACATCCGTTTGGTGAACAGAGATGGCATAGATGGTATGATTTATATAAAGGCATTCAATGGGAAGACTTGGATGACATATACGATATTAGCTCTGATAATCTCCCAGAGAGAGTCACTGTTAATATTACAGCTTCATCCATTCTTACAATGGTTCCGTTTCTTGTAAACTCCAATGCTAAATATAACTGCGAACCAAGAACACCTGAGCAAGTTGTTGCAGCGATGCTCAAAGAGAAAATTATTAACTATGAATTTGAGCATAGGGAATGCAACGACCAGTTAAGAAGGGTAGTTTATGATGGAACGATTATAGGTCATGGAATAGTAAAGAGTGGATTTACTGTTCAGGTGGATGAATCTGTCAGAGCAGCAGTTGGAACTATTGAATACGATGAGATGATCGAGGATGAATCTTTTTTCTTAAAGAGAAAGCGTCCAACTGATTTCTGGTTTGACTATTCTGCCCCAGAGTGTAATTTAGCTACTGCTAGGTTTTGTTTTGAACGTTATCATAAATATGTAGCCGATGTAGTTGAAAATACCTCTTATAAGAAATCCATAAGGGATAAAATCAAGAGAGGAGACTACGGCGATTTAACCGGGTTAAATTCAAATGAATATGGTCACGAAAATGAAGGTTACGATTGGCTTAAAGGCGACGACTACACTCTTGATAGCGGCGTTGCTACGTTCTATGAATTATGGGATAAACGATTTAATCAAGTACTTACACTCTGTGAAGGGATACTTGAACCCCTTAGAGTCATTGACAATCCATATCCGTATCTCAAAGGGATGTTCCCCTACATTCAATATGATTATATCTATCTACCGGATGAACCTTGGGGTTGTGGTATCCCTCGGTTCACAGAGGCTCAACAATACGAGATTAACAGACACAGAACCTTTGGACTTAACCATAGACATAAAGCATCTGCCCGTATCTATGAAGTTCACGAGGATGTGGATAACGACGAAAAAGAGAAACTACCCGAAGCGGAAGATGTCACTTTTATTGAAGTCCCTGAAATGGGCTTGATTAAACCTGTTCCTGATCTTCCGTTGTCGCCAGATTATCCGTTGTATGAGGCAGTACTTAAATCAGATTTCAATGAACTGACAGGCTTAGACGCTCTAGCTAGAGGAGAGAGGCTTCAATCAAGAGCTACATTGGGAGAAGTAAACGCTAGAGGAAACATTCTTGGTTTGAAGATCAATGAACGTGTTAAGGAAGTAGATAGACTATTCCTTAAATCAGGTAAGCATGCTTCTGCCCATATAGGGGCTAACTACTATAAGACAATGGTAGTTAGACTTGTAGGCTTGCAAGGGGAATTTTGGGTACAGGTTAATCATGAAGACATTAAGGATGAGATTGACATCACTATGGAAACTGTATCCGCTCCTCAACGTGATCCTAACGTTGATATGCAGCAACGTATACAGGGACTACAGGTTATTATGCAGAATGCACTGCCTTTAATTCAAGCAGGAGCAATACCTCCTGATGAGATAAACTTTGTTGAGGTTCTGAAGTGGTTCTTTGAAGGATTTGAGAGGGTTGATGTTGGTAGATTCTTTAAATCAGCCCTTGTCCCTGTTAATCCTTTGTCTCAATTCATGATGACTACAGGAGATTTAAACTCAATGTTAAATTCTCCTGAAGCCCAGAGAGAACAGCAGGCCGAAAATGCAGCTACAGAAAGTAACACAATTCAAGACTTGGTTAGGTCACTTGCTAGCGGCAACAGAAGCGGTCTTCAGGCATCGGGTGTTGGCTAAACTTAACCGGGTTAAAAAGCCAGTCTTGTCTAAAACATTCTTCTTTAAGGATTATACTATCGAGATAGTTTGGTTCTGGGGTTGGTTTAAAGATTTAGTTACCTTTAAGCGTAGAACTTATGATGGTAAATTATTTGCCATCCGTAGAATCTATGTACTTCACTGGATAAGTGCTAAAAGCTGGAATAGATGTTCTGATAGAGATGCTATAGTAAAAGAAATCCATATATGGCCGTTAAATCTTACTATCTTGAAAAGTGGAAGACAACTGTTTTTGCAAGGTAGGGGATTTGACAACCGTAAATCATCATAGTATTATAATACTGTGTGTAGATGTGTAAATTGTTAGTTTAAGGGCCGAATGCCTGTTGGGACTACATTGTAAGGTGTCTCTTCAAATACTAGTCGGTCCTATTTTTTAACCGGGTTAAATTATCAAAGGAGAGAATATGAAAACATTTTCACGGTTAGTTTTATTTGTCGGATTCATCTTTACGACAATAGTTGCTGTGAGTAGTCAAGTGCATTGTCAGGATGATAAGATAGCTAAACTCACTGTTGGTTATGTTACCGATGGTGTAGCTGTTCCTAGTCCAATTGAAGGTATCAGAAACTTGAATGCAATCTCTGCCAGTCTCGAACCTACCGTATGGATTCAGAAGAATGAGAAGAATCCTAATCATGGTGCTAAACTCTCAGGCGTTGTGTACTTCAAGCGTCAGATTCATTATTATGAGATTGAAGAGGAAAACGTAGACACTTATGCCGCTGGCGCTACGTTCAGCTACCGTATAGGTAAAGGTGGTATTTTTGAGCCGTGGGCTGGATTGTTGTTAGGTGTTCGGTATGCTGAAGATGAAGGAAGAAAATTTAGCGACATCCTTCGAGCAGGTGTTGATTTGAATTTTGGTCATATCGGACTTAGAACAGAGGTAGGCCGTCAAAGAACACGTAATACCTTTGAGGCGCCTACAGGAAGTTATGTAGGTGGTGGTATTACTTTTAGATTTTAACCCGGTTAAAATTGCCGGATGTAAATTGGTTCGACTGCACACGTCGGGGAGGAGTTGAGCCAATTGATTGAGGACATCCG